TTGACGATTTCATTTGGATCGAGTATAATAAGAAGATAGTAAAGTATTCGTCATTTATTGAAATTGATCCAAAGGAGTATCGTCATGTCGTAAAATCTATATTTGTTTAAGTCGTATAAAGTCGTATTAAGTAGTTTTAAGGAGAATCAAAAATGGCAGCAACATCTTTTGCCGCACTCAAGAAGTCAAGTAAGTCATCACTTCGTGACCTAGTAACAGCAGCCGAAAAGATTACGGCACGAGACGAACTCAACACAAACGAAAATATCTGGAAGCCTGAAGTAGACAAGTCAGGAAACGGATACTCAGTCATTCGATTCCTACCAGCAGCCCCTGGTGAAGAACTTCCATGGGTCAAGGTATACAATCATGGATTCCAGGGTCCTGGTGGTTGGTGGATTGACGAATGTCGAACCACAATTGGCGAAAAGTGTCCAGTTTGCGAACACAACTCTATGCTTTGGAACTCAGGTGTAGAGTCCAACAAGGATATTGTTCGTAAGCAGAAGCGTCGATTAAACTATTATTCCAATGTTCTAGTCGTATCAGATAAGGCAAATCCTCAGAATGAGGGACAAGTGTTTCTTTATCGGTATGGCGCAAAGATCTTCGAAAAGATGCAGAATGCAATGCAACCTCAATTTGAAGATGAAGATCCAATGAATCCTTTCGATTTCTGGGAGGGTGCTAACTTCAAGTTGAAGATTCGTCGATATGAAGGTTATCAGAACTATGACCTATCAGAGTTTGATAAGAGTTCTGCTGTATCTGACGATGATGCAAGGATTGAAGAGATTTGGAACTCTCAACATCCACTATCTAAGTTTCTTGATGTATCTAATTTCAAGTCATATGAAGAACAAAAGACTCGACTCAATCGTGTTCTTGGTCTTGATGGTGGTCCTGAACTAAGTGAAGTTGCTCCAGCACCTCAACCTCGTGTTGCGGCAGCTAAGGAAGAAGATAGTGTTCCTTGGAGTAATGATGATGAAGAAGATGACGATAGTCTATCATTCTTCAAGAAATTGGCAGAGGAGGATTGATAAAATATCAGAGGGGACTTCGGTCCCCTCTTTTTTTTATGCAGCAGAAAACCGAGACGCGACAGATCTTGTTGGCGATTGTGTATATTGAGAAATACCACCAGAAATAGTAGTTTGACGATTACTATTATTGATAATAGTCTGTGATTGATCTACACTAGTTGGTGAAGAGGAACTAGGTGACGCTATAACTATAGGAGCTTGTGGTTTCGTTGCGTTATTCATTGAAACCATCTCCGCTTCTAAACTATTCATTCTAGGAGATCCAGCTTGAAATGTTGGTGCCATCATTACTGTTTCTCCTGGCATCCGGGATTGGAGTAACATCGACTTATAGACATTTGGTAGTACATTTTTACCGCCCACGCTGGTTTCGTTCAATGTATCATTTCCGGTACCACCGATGGGAGATGCATCGTTTCCTCTAGTTAGTTTTTCTCTTCGTTTTGATAATTCTTCAATTTCCTGTTCTCTTTGAGCTATTAGTTCACCGCGCGGTTGCTTCTTGTTCTCTTTTTGTCTATTTTTCGCTTCCTCAACCCAGTTTTGTTTTTCTAAAATTTGATTATCTATTTCTTCAAGTTCTTTTGCTGGTGCTGCTTTTACTTCTTCAAGGTTCTGTTTTGCTTTATCAGCCCGTTGTGTTGATCTAAATATACCTGCCGCCTCGACTGAGCTTATACGATCTTTCTTTTCAGCCTTACGTTTTTTATTAAGATCGTAAAGTTTCTTATCATCAACCATACCATTTTCGTTCATTACGGAAGCAATTTCTTCTTCAGTAGTTCCATATTTTTCTAATCTTTTATTTTTTGTTGCTTCTGTTTTTTCAACTTTTTCTGTTGCTTCTTGTTCTTTCATTCCCTGTGTATCTGAATATTTTTCTATAAACGCTTTTACACCATCTGGGAGCGCCCAAGAAGGAAGGCCGGTTAATAGATTGGCAACACCACTAAACAATCCATCTATAATAGCATCCCATATCTTTGACATACCATCTTTAAAACCTTGTATTTCTGCATCATCAAGAGAAAATATACCGACTACTGCTCCTACTAGTCCACCTATAGCCGCTCCTATAGCAGTACCTATAACTGGAAATACACTACCTAATGCAGCACCATACGCTGCAAACTCAAGTGCTTGACCTCCAACTTTTGCTAATGCCGGTGTCGCTTCTTGAAGACCCGTCATAGACTTTCCCATTGCAGTATTAGCTTCTTCACTAAAATCTTTTTTCGTAAACCAATCTGCTATACCGTTAACTGCCGTTTTTGCCATCATCCCAGCGGCAACAGCAATACCAGCAATACCTAAAGCCTTAGGTGTAAGACCTTTCCCTAACGCTTCTGGAAGAAGTTTTTGGGCACGTTCAAGACCTGTTTTTATAAGACTGCCCGATGAACTATATAAACCTGTAATAAGTTTTATAGTGGTTCCTGGCATTAGCGTAGCAAACAATCCTGCTGCACCAGCTATCTCACCAGCGTTTTCTCCAAACCATCCATCAAATGATGTACCTAACCATCCTTCTAATTTTTCTTTTAACCAGTTTCCTGCAAATTTAAATAGAGAGAATATTATACCTCCTCTAACACCAAGGATACCAGTAACAACAAGATCAGAAAAATTTAATTGACTAAGATAATTTCCAATACCTCCCATTATAGAAGGTCCGTATTCTTCTACTTTTTCTTTAATAGATTGAACAATTTTATCAAATTTTTCTGGAGCAAAAAATGCTGCTAGAAGCGCCCCACCAAGAAGAGTACTTAAAACACCACCAAGAGATATACCCTTTCCTACTTCTATAGCTTTATCTTTTACGCCCGTCGCCGCGCTTTTTAAAGTAGTACCAAATTTAGACTCTCTTTTTTCTTCAGCGGCCGTCGCTCTTTCGCTAGCACGATTAATTTCCTCAGTAGTCTTTTGTTTTTTATCTAAGTTTAAATTTTCAGTGTTTACCTTCAAAACAGATGCGAATAATTTTCTAAGACCTCTGATATTCTCATCTATGCTTTGAACAGCATACATGGTGCTTTCTTGAAATGATAACGCCACCATATCAGAAGTAGCTGCACCAGATGGATTAGGGTTAGGAAGCATTTTGTCTGTTCTTCTCTTCTTGTTCTCTCAGATGTTCTAGCAACATCTGAATGTATATTTCTCTCTCAAACGGTATCATATCATCTAATTCAGTCAAAGAATATTTATGATATTGCATCAACGAAAAGTTAAGTCTATAATAACTAGCTAGACTCGTATGACAGAGACTTATCCAAAAAAATCTTCAAAGCCAGATACATCTGTTTCAACCTCTTCATCACATTTTTCACATTTATACTTTGCTCTTAAACGACTGCCAGGCATAGTTTGAAAGAATCTTGTAATTTTATCAAATTGCTCTTTAGAAAGACTTTCTAAAAATTCTAAAACATCTTTTTGTGTAAAATCGTTGTAAACCGTTTCTTGATCGTAAACATATTCTATACTAGTAGAAAAAATATCAAGAACATTTGTAGGATCAATATCCATAAAGTCAGTCAAAGAATTTATAGTAGGATACTTCATCTTCACACCAATATTATCGTTTAATAAAAATGTATCAGTATGATCTTCATTTGTATTATAAACAATATTATCTAACTTGACTTCTACATCGTTCATGTGGCCACAATTTTCCACATCATGTTTTAGTTTAAACTGTGCCGTTTCTCCTACACTTTTAGATCTTATATGAAGAAACATATGTTCAAAATCAAAATAAGCTAAACTATAAGGATCAATATCCTCCGGCTCAATAACACAATTTTTTAACATTTGACAGATAGCGTCTATCATGTCTTTTCTCTCACCACTTTCAGCAGCTATGAGAAGCAACTTTTCCTCTTTTACAAGAAAAGGTCTAAATTTAACATCAACTCCATTTGACGGTAGTTTAGTCGTAAAGTGTGGGGCTACTATTGATGGTAAAGCCATTTTATTCTCTCCAAATCAGTCATTTTTATTAAGTAGATAAATTAGCAGTACTTGTTGATCCTGCCGCGTTTTGTTCATAATATCTATAAGTGAACGTTACATTAATTCTAGGTATAGCATCAGAAGCCCAAGATAAACTTACTGGAGCGACTTGTATAGGATATGCTTCTATCAATTTTGTATTATATACTTTGGCACCAGTTCTTCGTAGATTGTGAATATCTATCGTTCCAATATAATCATCATAATAACCAGAACGAAATCTCGAACCATCTGATACGGTACGATTAATTCGATGTGTTCCTACAACCTTATCTAACCATCTATCAAAATACTCTTTAACACGATAATCGTCTGATTCTATGAAAGTTATAGTAGTCTCTAGATAAAGTGCTGCATACGCTACTTTTCTTTGAGGTCCAATATAAACCTGTTCTGTTGTAGCAATACTTCTTCCGGGCAATTGTACAGAGTCTGCTCTATATGTTAAATCTGGATCACCAATTCCAGTTGGACCACTTATTATAATTTCGTAGTCGCTTTCTCTCGCTGGAGGAACATTATTAAAAATAGAAGTAAATCTATTTAAATCTATAGGCATTATATCATCCTTCTTGAGTCTGCCCAGACTTTAGTCTTCGACGCTTTCGCAAATCTTTCCAGTGGTAGGAATAGGGCAATATCCCATTCACTAGACGATATTTCAATAAATCTAGATCTAACATGATTTGATAGATATCTTTTGAAAGTTGGTTTAAATGGAGCAAAACGAGAAGCCGCTTTTAATATCTGATAACCAATCTTCAATTTAGTCTTTTCATCGTATCTTCTGTCCGTAGACAGTTCGTATAATTTATCCATTAACTTTGCTCTAAGAGTTAGTGGTAAATAATGCATGTTGATACCATAGAAACCACCTGGAGCTCTTTCTACTGGAAAGATCAAAGGATATCTATCATAATATGGTAACGTATCTTTTGTTTTAGGATCATAATTGAAAAGATACATCTTTCCTAATATGGTCCTATTTTTATATTTCGCTCTCTCACCCCTAACAACAGCTTCCGGCGTAACCCTAGTCGTTCTCGCCGCGTTGCGAAACCAATCTCTAGACGTTTGTGTCCTAGCTGGTAATTGTCCAGACCTCACTCCCTGAGCCAGAATTTCGTCAAAAGTTTTTGATGCCATGTTCGTTTTTCTGTTGACAAAAAATAAGATACGTTATATACTATTTATATGATGAAAACAGGAGATAAGAACATGATTGCTAAGTTTCGTTCCATTCCTTCGCTTGACCGTTGGGTTTCCATGAACTGTGCAGACCACGAGATCGTCATTCGGAAGCATCCTGATGGCGGTTTTATCGCTAAGGTAAGTGGTGCTAAGTTCTCAAACTTCCCTCGGTCGTGGGATGAGTTGATTCGTGAACTGGAAGCAAATTTCGCTTGGCGTGCAGATTTTGGTAAAAAAAGTTGTTGACATTTTGGTTTTAGGTGTTATACTATATGTATCGTTTGAGCTAAGGAGCACAAAATGGCTTATGTATCCCAGGAAATGAAAGCAAAATTGGCACCCACCATCAAAGCGGTGCTGAAAAAGTACAAGATTAAAGGTACTCTTGCAGTCCATAATCATTCTACTTTGATAGTCAACATCAAAGAGGGTGCGATTGATTTCATTGAAAACTTCATTGAAACGGACATTAAAAAACCACACGCTGGCAAAATGGCTGATGATCAGGTTGCTTACATTCGCAAGCACGGGTCGCTGGACGTCAACACTTACTGGATCCAGGATCACTATTCGGGCAAAGCCAAGAGCTTCCTGTTAGAACTCAAAGCCGCTATGGAAGGTACTGAGTTCTTCTGTGAAGACGATGCTATGACAGACTATTTTCACCGTAGTCACTACATTGACATCAACATTGGCAACTGGAAAAAGCCCTACGTTGTTGTATAAAAACAACACTTCTAAATGGTAAAAAAAGTTGTTGACAAAAATTAATTCTTTTGTTATAATATAAACATGATGAACGAAGGAGTGAATGACATGACTGCTTACACCTACGACGAAA